GGGTTATCTACATCAAAGAACATTGTATTGTTCTCTAGTTTAATAACTGCCATATTAGAATCCCAAAAAGGATGAGGTGTGTCTGAGTTATAATTATCTGTTAAATCATAACTTACATTCTTTTTATTCAATAACTCTTTGACTTCTGCTTCAGTTAACCCTGTAGCATACTTCATAGTAGTTGCATCAACTAATGCTTGAATTTTCTTTGGTCTTGTGAAAGACTCTTGACCTGTTTTATTGTGCCATCTCTTTGCCTCAATAGGTCTGACTTCAACTTTTACTGAACCCATAATTTTTTTCTCTTTAAATTAATGAACTTATTTTAGGGAATCCTTTCTCCCTTTACCACCAAAAGCTCCCTGTTACAGGAGCTTATTAGTTTATTTTCTAGGTCTAGGTTTAGGTCTAGAACCTGGTTTAGGTTTCATAGAACATGCCATAACTATATTATTTAATATTAGTTACGAGACAAGATCAATTCTCCACATTTAGTGATGTCATGGATATGGATACCACATGATTTTTCAACATGCATTTCATAGTAAGAACCAGAGTGTGCAGAAGAACCACCATTTTTAGGACCATAAGGACCATACATACCTTCAACATAAGTAAAGGCAAAACCATCTTTTTTGCACATGATTTTGATGTTAGAGTTTTTAGCTTCTCCTGAGAAGTCTAAGAATGTGATTCTTTGTGACTCAATTGGGAAACCTGTAACTTCATCAATCTCAAAGTTAATCTCTCTATCATCATAAAGAGGATTGTGGATCAACTCAAGAGATGCACCATTTGCCATGTTATATTTTACAAATTGGTAACCTGCTTCAAGTGCATTAGTGTGGATTGTGCTAGTCACTTTGTTAGTGTAAACCTCAATATTTTTAATGAAACCTGATTTATTTTGCCAATCTTGGATAGCTCTGTGGAATTGTAACATACCATACTCACCTGTGAAACCTTTAACTTGACGGCCTTGACCTGGCTTAACTCTTGAGTAGAATATATCTTGTAAGTACTCTTCAATTAACTTAGCAGTTAAATGAGAATATCTGTGCTGATGTGAGTCTTCTAATTGCTCTTGGATTCCAGGACCCATTCTTACTGGTCTACCATTAGCACCTAATACAGTATCAGCAGATCTTGAATACCAATATCCTCTTTCTACTTCTCTGTACCATTGTTGCCAATACTCAACTTCAGCATAACGCATCCATGAATTGTGATAAGCACCTTTAGAATCCGGGATAGCTACAGCTAATACTTCAGTAGAAGCATAGTCAGTAATTCTGTATTCTTTACGATATTTAGACATTCTGTTTCTGAATGCAATAGGTAAACTGAATACAGTTGAACCTGATTGCTCAGCAGCTTCTTCATATTGAGAGAATAGTTTACCCCATTGTTGTCCTGGATTCAAATACTTAACAGGCATAAATGCTTGTGGATCATCTGAATTCATTCTTACAGTGTAAACTGTACCATCACCATGTTTAACTCCTTGATTTTGGATTCTCACTTGGTATTTCTTGTTAGAAGTACCTGGCATGATAACATCTCCTGGTAAATACCAGTTTTCATCAAGTTTAATTTTGAATGTTTTTTTGAATTTACCTGGAGTAAGATTACCCTGAGATTCAACATTCTCTACAACAACTAGAGGTCTAGTGTTTGCACCTTTTAATTCCCATTCCCATTCTGTGTTACCAATAGTTTCTTCAGTTTTGGAATTACCCATTAACAAAGAAGACATTGGGTTGTCAGAATAGTAATTTTGAGCTGAGAACAGCTTGTCCATTTCTCCAAGAATACGGTGTGGTTTAGCAATCAGAGCAGCACCTAAGTGAGATTGCTCAGTCATGTTGGCATTCCACTCCATCTCTTTTACGAGAAGTTTGCTTCCTAATGTAGCCATTTTGATTTAATTTAAAGTTAGTAATTGATTAAAAATTAGTCTATCATATCCCAGATAGCCTTCTTATTGGGTTTTTGACCTCCCCCTGAATTTGAAATTCTCTGTGTTTTGTCTGCTCTCTGAATCTCATCTTTGATGCCTCTTGCTGCTTGAGATTGTTTCTTTCTCTCAATAGCACTAAAATCAAAGTCTGTTTTTAAGAGTTTGGCTAACAATACAATCTTGTCTTTGTCTGCCATAACCTTAAATAGGTCAGCTTGCATTTCACTTACAAATCTACCATCTTGTAATTCTACAGTTGGTTCTGAAATATAAGTTGGAAGTATTGTCTTATCTTGTTTAGAGATAGGTAATCCTCCCATTTCATCTAAGCTATTAATATGAGTAGTGATGTTAGTCTTATACTCTCTAGCTTGTTTCTTTCTAAACTCTACAGCTTCTTTTTGTCTTTGGACTTCCCCTGCAGTTTCAGTTTCTTGTTCTGCTACAATCTTGTCAAAAGATTTTTTAGCTATTCCTTCAAGTTTGTCTTTCTCTTTTAGAAATTCAATTTGATCATCTATGTACTCTTGGTCATAACCTTGACTTCTTAAATCCATAGTAACTGCAAGAACTTGTACATCTTCATTGCTGATATCACTATTTTTATTGATACCTGAAGTAGCATGTTGAACCATTTTACCTAAGAGTTCTCCAACATCTCCTCCTTTAGAAGCAAACTTAATAAGTTGCTTTAACTCATCAGGTAAATCTTTAATAGTAGCTTCAACTTCTGCTTCTACTGATTTTTCCCAACTATCTTCTAAAAGATTATCAGCATCATCATCAGAAAGTTCTTGGCCTTCTTCTAATTCATAATCTACAAGACCTCTTTCTTTTAAAAAAGCTAGTGTACTTTTAGGACTTACTACTGATGCAGTTTCTCCTCCTTTTGAAGAATCATCATCATCTTCTTCAGATGATACTTTAGATACTCCACTGAACTCTTTGAATTGTTCATCAATAAGTTCTTGTTCTTCTTTTGCTTTGTTTTCTTCTTCAACTTTTTTAGCAGGATCTACTACATCATCTTTTTCTACTGTAGTAACAACATCTTCTACTAAATTAGTTTCTCCGAAGAAATCATGTTGCTGTGAAGTGTCTTCCCAGCCTGCAAATTGGTCAATGGTTTTCTCTGTTCCACTCATAATTGTGACAAATTTAAGTTTAATTATTTAATAAATTACATTTTAAAAATGAACTCTTCTCATTTAAAACGTAATAGCTTTTATTTTGAACTTGCTGCTTTTTGAGCAATTTCTTTTGCTTTTAGTTTATTCTTTTCTTTAGCATCTGCTATTTGAAAGTCTAGAGCTCTATTTTCTTTTGCTAAAGTAGCTCTTTTAATTTCAGCATCTACTCCATGTTTAGCTACTTCAAGAACATCAGGAACTCCATCATTGTCTTGATCTTTATTAGGATCAAATCCCATAGAAAGCATAGCTTGTTTCTGAATATCCCATTCTCCTTTAGCATCTATTTCTGCAATATTGTTAGAGTGTTGTATAGATATTTTTTCTCTTTCCCAATCTTGAGCTTTTTGTTGCATATCTGCTTTGGCTTTTTCTTGGGCCTGAGCAGTAGCTTGTTCTCTTTCAGCTCTAAGTTCTTCAGATATAAGTAATGCTTCTTCAGCTTCTTGTATAGAATCTTGTTTAATAACTTTAAGAACATCAGACAACTCAATTTTTTGATTCTGCATTGCAGCATGAGCAAGTTGCTGAATAGTCTGTTTAATTTCTTCTGACATAGAAGAGTCTTCCATAAACAAACCTAGTGTACTTTCATCAAGTAAGTTAATATCCATCTGTAACATTTCTTGTGACATATCATCTAAGATATAGGATATATGTTTCTTGTCTGAAGTAGCATAGGCAACCTTAGCTAAGTCAAGTAAACCTTGAAGTACATTTCTTTTAATACAGTTATGTAAGTCAAAGTATGGTTCCAGCATGTGTGAAGTCTGTACAAGATTTTGTTGATTGTTAGCAACTCTTTCAGACACAGAAGTTTGTCCTAATACAGGATCTGTAATACCAACTGCTTTACCACATTTTTGTTCTAAGTAATCTGCAAGTTGAATATACTTATGAATATCAGAAGCTAATGAAAGGTCTAGTGTTTTAGCAATAGTATTTACATCACTTTGGTTCATTCCTTCTTCATCAGGGTTGTACCACATAAAAGGAGTGCTTTCAAAGAAGTACTGCCATTTTTTAAGATCTATTCCGGAGTCAGTAGGAATAGCATTGATGTTCATTAATATCTTTTTACCTTTATCTGAAGCTAGGAGTAACTCTAGTCTGTACATTACTATGTTGTAATAGTATTGATAAACTTTCATTCTATCCATCACAGAAGTAGGTTGAGAGTTTACATTATCATATATAGCACCATAATAAGGTAAGTGACATTTATAAACATTGTCAGGATCTTTAAATTGTCCTGGTACAGGTCTTAATTCTTTATAGATTTGCATACCTATTTTATATCCTTCATATACTTCAGGTATCCATTCCCAGGTAACACTAATATCACCCATAGCTCTATTTAACTTGTATCCTTCATCAACCATAAATTTAGTTTGAAGAATACCATCTTCATCTAAGTAATCTAACCAACCTATTTTTCTAAGACCTTTAAATACACAGTGAAGAACTCTAACAGCATTTTTATCTTCATAAGTAAGATACTCATCAAAGTTAAAAAGGTTGTCATGAACTCTTTGAGTAATATGGTGATTATAATTTCTCCAAAGAGTATCAATCTCTTTATCATCTAAATCAAAAGTTTGTACAATTTGTGAAGGATGCATTCTGTATTCTGCTGCTGCCCATTCTCCTTGTTCAATGTAGTCAAGGTCTGAAGCTTTATCACAAGAAAATCTAACAGGGTTTACAACTTTCATTGCAGGTTCTCCATTAATTATTCCTAGCCAATAAACTTCATAAGCTGAGATTAATCCATGCTTCCAACCATTATTAAACTTTTTTCTTGCATCTAGTTTTTTAATAAGATAGTTTAGTAATTGTTGACCTTGTACTTCAGCAGGATCTCTATGGTCCCTTTTCATATAAGCTCTAACTTTATCAGGAGTCATTTGCTCTATTTCAGATTCCATCTTAGCTTGTATCTCTTGCATTTCTTGCTCAGTAAGTTCTCTTCCTTTCATCTGAGCTTGATACTCTGCTTCTTTTTCTTGTCTAATAGGAGCCATAACAGTTTGAATTACAAACTCTTGGATTCTTTTAGTTTCTTCTTCTACTTTTCTATTAGCTGCTTCTTTGTTAGTGGCCATTACTCTGTACCCAAAAGGTCTTTTCATTTCCATTCCAATAAGAGCTTTTACTCTATAAGAACAAATATCTCTGTTAACCATTTGAGCAGGAAGTTCTCCCATCTCTGAACCATAAGGTGTTGCTACATAAGCAAAATCAGATAAATCAACAATGTTATTGAACAGGTCATAATTAACCCTCATTCTTTTATACTCATTAACCCCTCCATACCCAATAGATAAGAAGTTGGCTTTAGTATCATACATGTCAATCTTCTCTCTATACCACAGAAAGTTTTGATCTTCTTTTTCTTTTCTACTGAGTCTTTCAGTAGAATAAGATTTAGGTTGGGTAACAGGTTGATTCATTTTTCTTAAAAATAAGTATTTACAAAAGTACTAATTAATTTAATCTCTGTGTCAAGTTCTTAGCATTATTTTTCTGGTACATATTACCCATCATATCTAATAGCTGTTTTGCTTTTCTGTTTCCATTAGATTTAGGTTGATACTCTTTACCATG